CCTTCATAATGGATGCTCGGGCCTCGTACTCTGTTTCCTCTGCGTATTCCATTGCGGCCTCTTTTCCCGTAACCGCGTCAAGAATAGCACGGATTGCGCGCTCAAACATAGGTTTCCCCGTTTGTCTATCAGAATTTATACCAGCACTATCACCAATCTGTCTAATATATTGTTCATGTGTGGCACCCGGCATGAATACTGCCTGACCTTCAACATCATGGACATGAACTTCACCGCCCATGCCGAGATCAATTGATCGGGCGACCGCCTCGTCCCTTGTCGAGAACTGATCGTCCGAAAGTTGGCGCTTCGTAAGCTCGCTGACCGTTGCATCGGACTCCCACATCCGGCAACTCCAATATCGAGCACTCGTCTTATCGGTCGCCGTGTCGCAACTGTGCCGAGATCGAAAATTAGCCCGAGCCTTCGGATCGTCGCGACGGATTTCCATGTTTGGATCGCCAAAGGTCACGCGCTTGACCTTATCGCCGTCCCTCACATAAACGCCGAACTTCTTGCTCGACCCACTCGGCAGACGAAACGGCTTATCAAGATCGACAGTACGCCCCTGATACTCGGCCTTCTCGACTTCACCCTTCTTGGTGCTCAGGGGATTGTCCGCAGGCATCAGGTCGGTGTCGTGCTTCCCACCCTCTTTCACTCGACCGGCAGCAACGTCTGCCAGGAAAGAGTTGACGCGAGCCATCGCCCACTGATCTTCACTATTCACACTCGGTCGGACGCTGCTCGGATTCGTCCGGTATGCGCCGACACCGCGATCATAGACCTCACGCAACATCGCCATAGTGACGCGCCGTCCCGGCTTGTCACCATGCTTCTCATTGTGGGCCTCCATCTTGGCGCGGAGACCCTTGTCCTTGGATGATTTGTCTGTATCGTCCCAATCAGCGGATGGGACGTGAACAGAACTGGCAGACGGTAGGCTTTTCTTCACCCACTTGCCGTTTTCGTTCTTACCGTAACCAGCCCGCTGAAGTGCCGCCCAAGCAGAGGCAAAAGCAATCGTTTCAGTGCGACCACGCTCAAGCTGAGAATTGACCACGCGGCGAAACATCGTCTTGCCCTCTTCGGACAAGATGGCGTTCCTCACACCGACAGGAAGTTCAGCGTTTCGCGAGTAAGGCATGTCAACTCCAAAATACTGAATCAAGACAATACTTGTTCATAGAGCACTGGTCAACGAGGCTCTGCTGAATAGCCGCACCCCAACTGCCAAGTCATTATTGTCCACATCGGGTCTATATGCTCCCAAATGTCGATGCCTCTGTGCTTCAACCATAATTGCTGAATCCGATAAGCCTCTTCCTCTCGCTCGCCCAAGCAAGCATATTCTCTATCGGAATGATCCTGATAATGATGGACCATCTCGTGAACGAGGATGGATACGCAGAAAGCATCGCTTAGCGGACAGTCCTCGCTGATATAAACAACATCAGCGGAATAAAGACCAAGAACGCGGCCATCATCAGGATTCTCAGGAAATGGAATACCCGGCATGTAAATGTTCCACAGCCTTTCATCCGAGACCATCTTTATCTCAGGCATGTAATCCGGCACCGGAAGCTCCGTATGCAGAGAAAACCACACGATAATCGGGGCCAGAATCATACCAATCACGTCAGCCTCCTATGGACTAAGCATCCTCCATGTACCCGAACATTCCAGCCGTAATGTCAGCGGCCTTATCCCACTTCGCTTCAAAGCCAACCCATTCACCAGCAGCAACCGGGAACGGACCAAAATTCGGAAATGTCTGCGAAGAGTCTTGAATGGCGATAGCCGCAACAGGATGAAGATAGCCTTGATTTGCAAAGCTGTCGCCGTTGATAAAAGAAGTGACAAGACTGACAACAACCCTGCTATCAGAACTGCCAGACGCGGAACCAGCATAAATGCCAGTCATCATAAGACGTTTGTTTGCCGGAATTCTGATAAGAGATGTCCTGTACTGAAGCTGTCCAGTCGTTATCTTTGCATATGTTACGCCACCACTTGTGAAAGTGATGTCGCCGTTCGCTGGACCATATTTTGTGTAAATGTTGTTGATCGCTCGAATATCGGTCGCCGTGGTCGTCACTGAAGATAGACCATTCAAACTAAGAACTTCTGTCTGCTCGACAAGATTCCCGTCAAGATAACGAATGCCGACATCGCCAATGTCGCTTGAAGATGTCGATACCGCAGTAAGCTGAATACTATTCGGCACCGTTAGCGTAGCCGGAACACCAGTCTCTCTAATCAAGCCAGAACCAGACCCAGAAACAATACGCTCACCAAATGCGGTGACGGGAGCGGTGCCAGGAACATTGCCTCGGGCAATATCAGCATCGTTGTTCGTGCGCCAAAGGCGCTCAGGCCAACCCGAAATCTTAAACGAGTAAGCCATCACAACACCTCAATACGCAACTGACAGCGACAGCCGACCACGTTGTCGCCAACGCCATTTGGATCGCCGGGATACATCAAGGGACCAAGAGGCGTCTGGAACGGCTCATCGGGGCCAACCCCATCAGGGTTAAGCAACGGTATCTCACGATGACTGTTGCGAACCCGCGCGTCATCACGATGATCCCAATAACGACGCACGACACGCCCCTCGTCAGCCGCCTTGCCAGCCAACACAAAGGAAGCGGCGTTCTCGGCCCGAACCGATTCGGTCTGACCGATTAAACGAGCGCGATAGGTCAAAAGTCGATCACGATACCTCGACACCATCGTCGCGATCCGCTTCTCACTCAACCTGTTCTCACCGCGCAAAGCCGCCCTGACCGACGCATCAAAGCGCCTGTCCCTCAGCTTACGATCAAGCAAACCAGCATCAGGATTACGAAGGCTGCGCTCATAATTGCGAACAGCCGTCTCCTGACGAAGAGAGAGGCCAGTCCCCGTTATACGAAAATCAGCCACCATGCGCCTCAAAGCATCGCGTCCCTGCTGGTCCGCGTACCTCACTAGGTCTGCATCAAAAGGATCAAAAGGAACATTAATGCGACGAGCGCGTACACGAGCAACATCAAGAAACACCTCGCTGATCGAAGCCTTCAGCGGCAAAAACGATGTCGTCGCATCATCGCTGCGAATCGCCGCACGAACAGAGGACCGAAAGGCATCAGCAATCTGCCTCTCGTGCCGTCTAGCTTTCCTGATCGTCGTCATCAGTATCTTCCCCGCTGACGGCAAGGGCCATGTCCTCACCATGCTCCGCTTCCGGCAAGCCCGCCGCATCACGAAGTGCGTTGTCCAAGTCCTCGTCGGGGAAAAGAGGCGCACCGGCATTGGCAACACGCTGAATGAACGTGCCAAGCTCTTCAAGATCGACCGGGGCCACCCGCCCAGGCTGAATAGACGGCATCGTCGCCAGATCGAACCCGTTCATCATCCACAAGCGCGGGAAAAGGTGCTTGTTGATAACACCAGCAATATTATTCAAGTAGCCCTGCATTGAACGCAGGAACAAGTCAGTCTTGCTCTTGCTAAGAGCAAAACTTCCACGATCATTCTGACCAAGCATGATGAAGTCAGCAAGAACAGTGCGGGCCATGTTCTGCTGGTGGCGAATAATCACCTTGCTTGGATCAATGTCCCGACTGCCGTTCGACGCAACCAACTCAAACTCAACAAGATGCTTGTTGGTCTTGCTGCCGTCTTCATTCTCATACAGATCAGACGGGATAAGAACGAATCCTTGCTCGTTGTTCTTCACATCGCGCAGGATTTTCTTGAACTCGCTGACAAACGCCCGCTGTGCCTCAGTCGCATTCGGGGCCAGAAACTCAGCGGGAATCCGACCCAACGGAAGACCGTTAAGCTCACGCTCAATCGAAATGCTTTCAATCGTCTCGATGTGGCTGGCGTAGTAGTAGGAAGTGTAGGCATTGCGCAAAAGCGAATTATGCGTCGGGATCATCGACATGCCCGCCAAAAACAAGTGGCTTGGCGAGGAAACCTCAATGCACTTAGTTTCGCGAGCATCAACGGCCCTAATTGAGCGGATATAATGCTGTTTGCGAGCGCGAACAGTCTTAACCTTGTCGGCCTTTCTTGAAAGACGGAAACACGGAAAATCAGGCGTGAAGTGAACCTTCCAGCAATCATTTCCGTGGTCGTTTAACTTATGAGTTATGTTGCAACCAATTCCAAGAGACCGAACAAGTTCGCAAACACCGCTTGAAAGAGCGTAGTTAGTGTTTGTGAACTCACAAGAGCCATTATTTATATGCCCGTCACTATCCATTAAGCCCTGGAGAAGTGCTCTTCTCTGGTCCAAAGACCCTCTTAGGTAGCAAGCCGGGATATGCTTGTTATTTAGAACGCCAAGCCCTCTGAGTGCCTGAACAGGACCATCAGACGCCCATTTTTGTTCTGACCTGACCCTCAACAAACGACCGTTCGAATCGTCCCTTCCATTTTGGACAACATCAACCGAATACCCGCAGCCCTCCACCAGAGCAACAGTCTCAGCGACATCATCAACGTGACACGTAATTGCAGCATTGTTCTTATTGCCGTCTCCAAGCCATAGTCCGAAGTAATACGGAGCGACCGGAAGATGCTGCTCAACGTAATCTAGTGCGCCAGCCCAAGGTATTGAGAAGCGAGCGGTGCGTCCCTGCCATGATCCAGGCTTGCCAAGGGTCAGCCTTGTCCTGGCAAGCTCGCCAGTCGTAATCTTGCGCGACTTCCCCGACCTGCGATCATTGTTTGTCTGGACTACCCATTCGTGATTCTCATCCGCTACAATGGTTTCGCCAGAGTTGAAAGTGATTTCATAGCACGGCCTGTTCGACCAGTTTGCCGTGGCAAGAACGTAAGATACGCGCCCAGCATCATCAAAGACCTTATCCCCAACTTGCAGGTCTTCCATTGTGCGCCAACCATCAGGCGTCGGGATAGGGGTATCCAAAGAAAGAGCCCGCCCCGAAGGGGCATTATTGCTCGACACCGTGCGGTAAAGCAGGCCCTTCTCAATCGGAATCTCGACCGGCTGCATCTGCGTGGAAGCATTCTGAACAATGCCCTTCACGCCACCCTTGTCGTCGAGCATAAAGCGGTCAATCGTCCACTGAGCACGCGGGGCCAGCTTACGAATACCTATCAAGCCGTCATTGTATCGAGAACGACGCGACGCATCGCGCTGGTCAGGACCATCACGCCGCTTGAATACCGTCTCGAAGAAAGAGAAGCCAAATGCCAGCATCGACAGAGCCTCAGAGATATGCTCATCGAAGCTGTGAGACATATCGCCAAGAACACTCTCGATAAACTCAGCCGCCTCGTCGCCACCCGCAACCTCTGCCGGATGAACCTTCCAGTCCACCCCGCGAATCATCATGTCCATCGCAAGCAGAATCGCGCCAATGATCGGATCATTGTCGCGCATCTCTCGGTACTTGCGAATCGCACGGTAGCCGCGCAGGTCAGGGATGAAAGAGTCCTCGTTCATCCCCGTCGGCGTAAACGCACCAGCAACACCAAGCTCGACCATCGGTTTCGGCTCTCGCCTGCGTGGTGCCTTTGCCATGTTATGCCCTTATGTTAAAATGGACGGGCCGCATTGCGCTGCTTGTCGCCCAAGGCGAACAACC